GATTCTTAGAACAAGTCTTAGAAAGACTTTCTCAACAAGTAGACAAAATTATTTTTACAGACGATTGTTCTACTGACAACACCGCTAAAATAGCAAAAAAATATTGTGAAGTTTATTCAACTCCAGAACAACTGTTTACAAAACACGAGGGTCAACTTAGGGCTTTTGCATGGAGTAATATGTGTCAACACGCTAAGTTGGGTGATTGGATTATAGCTATTGATTGTGACGAAATGTTATACAATCAAAATGATATTGATAATATAAATATTGCTTCGGTTTTATCGATATCTCCGTATGATGTTGTTAACGTTCGTTTTTATCATATGTGGAACGAAACGCAATGGCGATCAGACAAGTTATGGGCCCCAAATAATAGTAGTAGAATATTTAGGTTTAAAGAAAATGGCGGATTTGCCAATAGAAGACTGGCTTCTGGATCTGAACCCACGTATGTTTATGAATGGATTACCCAAAGAAATTATTGGGCCGAATCAGGACTAGCCATGCAGCATTTGGGCTACATCAAGGATGAAGATAAGCTTGATAAGTATAAGAGATATTCCACTTTAGACGGTGGAGAATTTCATGCCTTAAACCACATTAATTCAATCATAGATCCAAATCCAGTTTTAATTAATTGGGGAAATTTTATAAGATAGGAAAAAAAATGAAAAAAAATATTAAAATAGCAACACACGCTAAAACAATTCAGGCGCTAACATTAAAAATGTTGTCAAATGAAAGATTTGCTTACGTTAATTTTCCTAGATCTGCGTTAATTGCTATGGGTAATTCTGAAATCAGAAAAAATTCTGAATCATTTAGCGATTTGATTATTAAATCATTTAGTATAAAAAATGATAATTTTATGAAAGGAATACCTTTAGCTTTTGTTAATTCTAATGATTCAGAAAATGAATTAGATTATTCTAAAATTGATACCAATCAAACGTATTACAACTCAACGACTTTAGAAAATTATTATAACAACAATGAAGTAGCTTTTAATTCTTTTATTGATTTCTATATTAGAAATACCCCTTATGTAGTGGTCACATTTAATGATAAAAAAATTATTAATAGAGTCTTAGGCTTTCCAGTTGGCGTTATTAATATTTCTTATAATGATTATTATAATAAAATAGATTCGATAATAGAATCTTTGTCTGCCTATAAAGACAAAGTTGATCTTATTATATTAGATTGCCCTCTACTTTCTGCAGCTTTAGCGATAGAAATATGGGAAAAGTTAAATTTCTCTGTAGTAGATTTTGGCAAAGTGGTAAGCTTTGCTAGGGTAAGATTAAATAATAAGGCAACTCAAAATGAAAAGACATTCTAACGACAAGGAAGATAGTCTATTTTTAATAGATCTTTTGTTTGAATCAGATTTAACTTTAACTGATATAGCTAAAGAGTTAGGATATAGCTTTTCTGAATTAAATAAAAAAATTAATTCATTAGGTCTTTCTTGGGTTAAGGAACAAAAGAAAAAAACATCAAGAGGTCAATCTGCGCTTACCCAAACAATGAAAAAATTATTTCCTGGACAAAAAATAATTAATGAATATCATCTTGGGGAAAGATTAAAAATAGATGTTTATTGCCCAGAATATAAAATTGGCGCAGAATTTCATGGAAGACAACATTTTTATTATACTGAAAGATTTTTTGAATCAAAATATGATTTCATCCAAGCACAAAAAAGAGATGAAAAAAAAATTGAGTTATGTAAAAAAAATGGTATTACATTAGTAGTTTTTAGATATAACGATGAACTTACCGAGCAAGCAGTTTATGATAGACTATTGCAGGTTATTAGATTAAGTCCTCACGTACCCAACAAAGACAAAAAAAACAAAAGTAGCATCACTCAAAATAAGTTTTATCAAAATAGAAAAAAAGAATATAATAAAAGAAAAAAAGAAGTTTATAAAAAAATGAAAAATAGGAGAAAAAATCATGAATGATCCTCAGGTTTCTCCAGTAACTCATCCTATTGAATACCAAATTTTTGCTCTTTCTTTTAGAGAAAAAGGAGCAGTATCTTATTTTAAAGAAAATCTAGATCCTGAAATTGTTGGCTTTAACGAGAATCAACTTGGTATATATGAATTCTATAATGCTCTTTTATCTTATGTTTCTAGTACTGAATTGGATATAGTAGATCCAGTAGTTTTTAAAAATTGGATTCAATTAGAAAGTAACGTTTTTGAAGCGTTAAATGGCGATGAAGGAATAAATGCCTTGATGTCTGTTTTGTCAGACATGCAGCTAGCAAGTCCAGAATCAGTCGTGCAGGTTTTAAAACATAAAGATAATAAAATAAAACAAAAAAACTATTTAAAAGAATTAGAAATTATTCTAAGCCAAAAAGGTTTAAAGAGTGATGATGATTTAGCTAGAATGAATTTAATTGCAGCTCAAATTACTGATTTAGAAAATAAAATTAATTATAATCCACTAGATGGTGTTGTAACCGCATACCAAATAATAGATAAAATTGATTCTTTATTGGACACTCCAGATTTTTTACCAACACAATTTAAATCATTAAATAGAGCTATGGGTTACACAAATGAGGGTGGTTTTTTTAGGGGTTCGGTGCATGCAATTATTGCAGCATCGGGTAAGGGTAAAAGTACATTCGCAAAATGCTTAGTCAACAATTGGTTAGATGGTGGATATAAGGCTTTGTATATAAATTTTGAGGAAGCCAGGACTCACTGGGAAAGAATTTTAATGACCCAAATAACGGGCAAAAATATTTACTCAGAGTTAGACAAATGGGATGAAGAAGAAAAAAATAAATATATAAAAATATTTACTGATCGATTAGAAAAATGGGGTAATCGCTTGATGGTGAAACATGATCCTGATACTCCTTATTTTGAAGACTTAGAAAGTTGGTTAAGGGATATATTGACCCAAGGTGAACACCTGCCGGATGTTATCGTCATTGATACGATACAATCTATGTTTACCAGATCTAAAGGTAAGGCTAGGTGGGGTGAATTTGAAGAAATGATGGTTCGTCTTGAAAAAATAGCTAGAGATATGAATTGTGTTCTTATAATTACAGCTCAAGAAAACTCAAATAGAATGAAAGAAAAAAGAGAAATTGTTATGCAGTCTGATACTGGTGGATCTTTATCAATTCAACAAAAGTGTGCAGTAACTATATTTATTACAGAAAAAAAATTAGTCAGTGGTGATGATTCGGAAGATGAAAACGTAATGCAATTGCAAATACCAAAAAATAGAATTACTGGTTCAACTTTTTCTTATGAACCACCTTTAGTAAGATATGTAGATTCTATAAAATCTTATGAAGAATACGAAATAGTTACATCTAATTCATACGAAGCATCGTCGATTTTGGACGATCTATTAAACAATGGAGACTTTAGTTAATGAAATTAATAACATCAGAATCAGTAAAAGATTTTCAGACATGTGCTCTTTTGTACGATTACAGGCATAGCCAAAAAATGCCAGAGTCGATAAGTGCAAGAGATATACTTTCTATTAGATTTGAAAACACATTAAAAGAAATAATATTTTATTTTTTTTACAAAAAACAAGGTGGCTATACTCCGTCATATTCTTCTTTGTTAAATAGATGGGAAAAGATTTGGTTTTCTGAAGATGTTTCATCTTACGATATTATAACGGAGCAACACGAAACTGCTTACGGTAATAGTGCTAGCCTAACAACTAAAGCAGCGTCTGCATTATTGTCCTTTCATGAAAACTTTTCAGATGAAACTTATATACCAATAGCAATTAATGAAGAATACGTAGTTCCCATCACCACAAAGGTAAAAATAAAAGATAAGTTTGATGTTATCCTTTTTATAGATAACAAATATTATATTATAAAAATAATGTTTAATTATAAAAATAGTCATCAATACATGTATCAGGTAGACTTTGCATCAATGTATAATTGCTTTAAGATTAAACATGGTGACAGAATATCTAAAGCTGTATTTGGTTACATCGATTTACTATCTCCAAAAATATCATTTATTGATTTTAAAACTACAAAAGAAGATCTTGATTCTCTAAAATTTTGGGCAGATGAATTAGAGCAAGAAAAAAACTTTGTTCCGAGAAGAGGATTAACTTGGTATTGTAAAAGATGTCCGTTTGATAAACCATGTTCCAAGTGGTCAAAGTGGTCTAAAAATGAAAGAGAGTAGATTTGGTATCATGTTAGATGATAAAGTTTCTAAAAAATTATTTTTACTTGCACAAGATAAAAAACAAACTCCATATGAATATTTACAATCTTTATTAAATGAAAAACATAAAATTTTATTAGCGCAGAAATTAAAGTGGGATTTAGACAATGACTAAAAAAAGTATATTAGACGAACTATTAAACGAAGGTACGACGTTTAAACCAAATGAAGAAGAAGACAAAATACTGTCTTTACTTTTAGATGAAATTAATCTTATAACAAGTCAGCCAATTAAACTTTTTGTTAGATCTTTGTTGCTTCAGGCAAAAACTTTTTGGAAAATACCATCAAGTTTTTCTGGAAAATATCACCCAGCAGATGAGCATGGAGTGGGCGGAAATGTTTTGCATACAAAAAGAGTTGTTAAAGCAGCAAAAATAATATCTGATTCTTACGGTTTAGTTGATAACGAAAAAGATTTAGTATACGCTGCGTGTTTAATTCATGATATAACTAAGGGAATTTCCCAAAATGAAAAGGGAGAAGACTTTTATTACGATCCGATGCACCCATACACCGTAGGTGTATTTGTAAAAAAATGTCAAGAAAATGATAAAAAATATGGTTCAGATCTCAGTTCGTCTACTCTATTTTTAGATGAAGAAACAGTGCAGGTTATATTAAGATTGGTTAGGTGTCATCTTGGTCCCTGGTCTCCAATCCCCGAAACTGTTCCATCAACGTACATGGATATGATAGTCCACCTAGCCGATAACATTGCTTCAAAACTTCATACAATCATTGAAATTGAAAGTAAAAAATGAACATGCAAAAAGATAACAAAATAAACACTCGATTATATATAAATGACAATTTAGATTTCTTAATCAAAGAATCTATTTATTACAGGTCTAATAACGAAAATATTATCGGGTCTAAGAGATTAGTGATTTGGCAAGACGGTGAAAATTCTGGTAATGTAAATATATTATGAGACTTCCTTCTGATAAAAGTAAATTTATATCTCAATGGAAATATGTTGAAGTAGCTAGATTTGTTCCAAGTTTAGATAGAGTTATTAGAGATAAAGACGGCGATGATCCTATTTTTTATGATATAGATAACATAAATGAATACAGAATTAAAAATCACAACAGTGGCTTATACACTTCTGTATGGCATTTTAATACTGTTGATTTAACTTCCGCAATTAGATTAGGTTCTTTGTATTTTGATTTAGATAACGAAGATATGAATCTTTGTTACAAAGAAGCTCAAAGCTTGTATAATTATCTTTCTGCCTATATTCCAAAAGAATCATTACTTGTTTATTATACTGGTAAAAAGGGTTTCCATATAGAATGTGAGGCTATTAGTCTTGGCATTAATCCATCGAACGATCTACCTAAAATTTTTAGATATATAGCAAACAAACTTAAAAATGATTTGTCTCTTTCATGCTTAGACTTTAGCGTGTACGATACGAGAAGAATGTGGAGACTGCCAGGATCTATACATCAAGCAACAAAAATGTTTAAAACATTACTACCAGAAAATATATTTTTATCAGGTATAGAAAATATTTTATCTTATTCTAGTAGCGCACAATCTTTTGAAGTTAACGAGCAAACTTTTAACTTTAAATCTAACGAATGGTACAGGCAATTTACTTATCAAATGGAAGAAGAAAAGAACAAGCCAAAAGATATGCTGCAGTATTTTAACCAGTTTGGTTCATCTGGATTAAAATCTTTTAATCAAAACGTAAAAATTTTTGAAAAAGAAAATCTTTGGGAAAAGTGTCCATCTATAAAAAGATTACATGACCAAGCTAAAAATTCTCATGTATTAGAACATGAGGCAAGGCTTTTTTTGTGTTCGATATTGACATATAGCGAAGAGTCTATTAATTATCTACATGAAGTACTTAGCAATTGTGAAGACTATAATCCAAGTAAATCACAAGCTCACATTAATGATTGGATTAAAAGAAGAGAGCTTGGTATTGGGGGAAGGCCATATACGTGCGAAAGGGCAAACTCAGTTGGTGTTGGATGCGGTAGTTGTTCTTTGGAGAAAAAAAATAAATGGGTTAAAGTTGGAGATAGGTTTATTGAAACACAAGAGAAGTCTTCTCCATCACCAGTAAGGTTCGCATATAGATCAGCTTTAAAAAAGGATGGGTTATGAAAGACGACGATGCAATAGGACTCTGCACTGACTGCGGTACTGAGCAAACTGATAGACATATGTATAACAGCGCATTCGCTCAAGCTGGGTTACCGGCAATATGCAAATACTGCAAGGGTGTAGTAATTATTTGTTACAGGAGCGATAAAGATCAAGTAATGAATCAAATTAACGTAAAAAGAGGAATCAAGTGAAGAATTGGACAAACCTGCATAATCACACTGTTTTTTCCATGCTAGATGGTCACGGCAATATAGAGGAATATTTATCAAGAGCTAAGTCCTTGGGCATGAGCGGCTTGGCTACAACTGACCATGGCAATATACACTCATGGTTAGACTTTTACGATGCAGGTAATGCCATAGGCGTTAAGCCTATATTGGGTTCGGAATTATATCAAGCTAGAAAAACTAGATTTGACAAAGATGAAGAGGAAAGATCTCGGCCCATCTAAAAACGAATGGGAACAAAGAGGTCCTTATCATATAACCATACTGGCTAAAAACAATGTTGGATATCATAACATAATTAAAATGTCTTCTAGGGCTTTTACGGAAGGCTATTATGTAAAGCCTAGGGTCGACCACGAATTGATTTCCCAACACTCTGAAGGCGTTATAGTGCTGTCTGGCTGTCTTAACGGGGAGGTGTCTCAAGCTCTGCTTAGAAACGATTACAACACTGCATTAGCCCACGCCGTTGCTATGCAAGACATTGTCGGCAAAGAAAATTATTTTATAGAAATACAGAATCACGGCATAGAAGAGCAATTAAAAATTATTCCTGATTTAATAAAAATAGCTAAATCGATTGGGGCTAGGGTTGTTCCATCTGGAGATTGCCACTATGTCCATCAACACGATGCCCACGCTCATGACGTAATGCTTTGCGTAGCGACTAACTGCAACGTCCATACGCCAAACAGATTTTCTTTTTCTGGAGATAAATTTTACTTACAATCATATGATGAAATGGCTTCTATTTTTTCTGAAGAATATTTAAAAAATACAATGCATATTAACGATATGATAAATGTTGATTTAAAATTTGGCGAAATACATTTTCCAGATTTCCCAATTCCAACAAAAGAATCTGCGGTTGATTATTTTGAGAGATTAGCGTGGGAGGGTTTACGAAATAGATACGGCGCAGCACCGCCGGATCACGTTGTGGAAAGAGCTAATTATGAAATTAGAGTAGTTAAAGATATGGGTTTTCAAGAGTACTTTTTAGTTGTTTCTGATTTAGTACGTTGGGCTAAACAAAATGACATTAGAGTTGGATGGGGTAGAGGGTCCGCTGCTGGAAGCATTTTGTCTTACGCATTTGATATCACAAATTTAGATCCAATTAAGTTTGGACTTATGTTTGAAAGATTTTTAGTTGAGGGAAGAAAATCAATGCCCGATATTGACTTAGACTTTGACGATAGACACAGAGACCGAGTCATCGATTATGCTAGAAGTAAATATGGAGATGACAAAGTTGCTCATATCTGCACCTTTAACAGAACTGGAGCTAGACAATCCGTTAGGGATGCGGCTAGAGCTTTAGGTTATGATTTTACAGTCGGTGACAAGGTGGCTAAGTTGATACCACCACCAGTTCTTGGTATATCAAAATCATTAAAAGAGTGCATGAATGTTCAAGAGTTTAATTTTTTGTATAAAAATAATGTTCAATCAAAAGAAATAATTGATACGGCTTTTGGTTTAGAAAATTTAGTAAGACAGACCGGAATTCATGCAGCTGGTGTAGTAATCTCTAAAAAATCTTTAACCGAGTATCTCCCTATAATGCAGAAAGGTTTAGATAAACCAGTTGTGACTCAGTGGGATATGAGTAGGGTCGAGCAGTGTGGTCTTTTGAAGATTGATTTTCTTGGATTAAGAAATTTAGGCGTAATTGACACCTGCTTGAAGCTAGTAAAAGAACATAGAGGTATTGACTTAGACGTAAACGATATACCAATAGATGATAAAAAAACTTATGAATCTTTATGTCAAGGAAAAGCTATGGGTGTTTTTCAGCTTGAATCAGCCGGAATGCGTGAGTTAATGGTGCAAATGCAACCGCAAAATATTCAAGATATAATGGCACTAATATCCCTGTATCGCCCAGGGCCGATGGGTTCCGGCATGGACAAAGAGTATGTTAATAGAAAACACGGTAGAAGCCATATTTCGTATGAGCATGAAAAACTAAAAAAAGTTCTTGGCCAATCTCTAGGAATTATGTTGTATCAGGAAGATGTATTAGGTGTAGCTAAAGAGCTCGCAGGATTTACTGCTGCAGAAGCTGACGACCTAAGGAAAGCAATCGGCAAAAAGTTAATGGACAAAATCGCAATGATTAGAAATAATTTTGTAAAAGGCTGCATAAAAAATTCTAATTTAAATGAAGAAAAAGCAAATAAAATATTTTCTGATATAGAATATTTTGGCGGTTATGGGTTTAACAGGGCACACGCCGCAAGTTACGCGATGGTTTATTATATAATTGCGTATCTAAAAGCGCACTTTACCGCTGAGTATATGGCTTCTTTATTGTCTTCGGTGGTTGGCAATAAAGAAAAATTAGCAGCTTATCTTTCCGACTGCAGGAAGCTAGAAATAGAAGTGCTACCACCTTCTTTAAATAAATCGGGAAAAGATTTTAATGTACTTAATGATTCTCAAATTATTTTTGGCTTATCTGCAATTAATGGGATTGGTGAATCAATTGCTGAAATAATTATATCAGGAAGAAATAAAGATAAACCATATTCTAGTATCTATGATTTTTTTAAAAGATGTGATCCAGCTACTTTAAAAAAATCTACCTTAGAGCATTTAGCCTATGCGGGTGCTCTTGATGAGTTGTTTAATGTTACTGAAGAATTTGATTTAACTCGAAAAAAAGAATTAGAACTTTTAGAAAAAGAAAAATCTGAATTAGGCATTTACGTATCCAAGCATCCGATAGAGGGTATGTGGGCTACAATAGCACCAAATGTTACTGGTGAGATAGTAGACATACTAGAGGTTGGGAACGGAGCTAGTGTTAGAGTTGGTGGAATTTTAACATCTGTAAAAAAAATGATAACAAAAAAAGGTCAAAAAATGTTTCGACTTTTGATAGAAGATCTTTCTGGAGAATTAGAAGTAGTTATCTTTCCAAGGGAATCAAAAAATATAGGTGAAGATTTTTTTAATGAAGGCGATGTGCTTATTATTTCTGGGGCGATTAACAGAGAAAATGAAGAAGAATCATCGGTGGTAAAAATGTTTTATAATTCTAGTGAAAAAATAGATACCTCTAAAGCTATTGGCAGTAAGTCTATTATGTTAGACTTAGCTCATGCTCCAAGCCTCGACTTAGTGCAGGGTATTTATGATATAATTGAAAACGTTAATGGACCTTCTTATGTTTATATATCTTATTTAGAAAATCACAAAAAGGTGACCTTTAAATTTAATAAATCTACTTCATTAAAAATAGAAGAAAAATTACAAAAATATTTAAATATACGGAGCTAGGCAATGACATTATCAGGAAC